GATTTCCCTTGCCCGCTGACCCTCACGGAAGCGACGCAACTCCGCATCGCGTCCAAGGTCGCTGACGATGCCAGCCGCACCCGAGATGATCTGTGCGAGGCTCTGCGTCACGGGTGACACCGAATCGACTGCACCAACCGTGGGCGTGGTCGAAATGGCGATGGCGTTTTGGAAGTCGCCCGGCGTGGGTGACGCGGCGCGGTTTTGCCGCACCGCTGTCATCGCACGCGGGTCTGAGGGAAGTTGGCTCATTGTGAGAGTTGGTCAATGCCGGTGCCAAGGGCACTACCGGCTTGGAAGCCTTGCAGCCCGCCCATGATGGCATCGAGCGGTCCGAACCGCTGCTGGCTGCGGAGTTGTGCAATCTGCTGGTCGAACTGCGCGCGACGGGTACGCAGGCGCGTGCGTTCGTTGATGTTGATGATTTGCTGGTCCGTCGATGCGTTGACGGCGTTGGTGATAAGCAGGTCGTCAATACTGCCACTGGACGGCAAGCCGCGTTCAGCTGCGGATGCCAGCGTGCCGCCAGCAATCGCACGGAAGCGTTTGGTGGCTTGCAGACGTTCCACGGTGGAAGCGTCCACGATACTTTGGTAGTCGATGCCTGCGGCGTTGGCGGCGTTGTTGGCGGTCGTGCGTAGGGCACGGTTGGTGCCGATTGCACCAAGCAGGGCAAGCCCCGCGCCAACACCTGCACCCACAGGACCAAGCGTGCTGGCAAGGCTACCAGATGCGGCAGCCGATGCCCCAAAGCCCATACTGGCCGATGCCGCCGACTGCCCGGCCATGATGCTCAGTGTCGAGAACTGGCTCATTGCGTGGCACTCCCGCGAATACTGCTCGGCATGGTCGTGAACTCAACAGCCTGGATGCTGACGGGGTACGCACTGCCGCTGCTCAGGAACACCTTGCAGTCGCCAGCGGGACCGATCTGGTAGACTCGCCACGTCCGCTCCGTTGCGAGATACCCGCTCGGGTCAACGAACGATTGCGTCAACTCTCGGTTCACGTACTTGCGACGCACAGTGAAGTCGCCGTTACGACGGGTGCGGATGCCCATGCTGGCGATGACAGGCCGCGAAGTCAATGACGCAAGCCCGCCCGTGTAGCGCACGAACGGCTCACTCAGCGTGATGTCAAGGTTGTACGAACGGCCAAGCATCAAAGCACTTGCCGAGTAGTTGCCAGCCGCACTGACAGTCGCACCACCACCACCGCTGGTCACGGCCAAAGCTGCGCCCGTTGACAGGATGACGGAATTGATGGTCGCGTCCGTGAAGGTTGTTCCATACTGATCTCCGAGCGTCCACGTCGTCGTGCCTGCCGAGAACGATCCAAGCAGGGACACACGGCGGTCAAGTCGCACGGGCAACGCGGCGGCGGCAGACCCAAACTCTTGGGCAACCGCGTCGGGTTCGATGCGAAGCACTTCAAGGAAATACTGGCCGCTGGTGGCGGTGATAGCGAACGTCGTGGGGTTGCGAGTGACGCGCTCCACCAGCATCCAAACTTCGTTGCGAAGTGAGACTGCATCGCAGATGCGGTAGTTGAGGTTAAAGATGTACTTCGTCCACGCACTCTGAATGCGCTCGGTGCCTTGATAGCCAGAGCGATAGGCGTAGCACAGGTAAGCATCACGCACAAACACGCCAAGCCAGCCTTCGCTGGGGATGGCGATGAGGCGGATGATGTCAGATTCGACAAGACTGGGGACATGGGCGGTGATGTCTTCGGCGTAGGACTGTGCGAATGTGTCGTCGTACACGTACTCGCGAACCTGTGCGGTCTGCCGCACGTTGGCAGCAGCACCGGCAAGGCGGTTGTTGGCGTAGTACACACGCTCGTCCATTGCCACGGGGTCACACTTGACGGCAGAACCACGGGGGCCACGGGTGACGGTGGCTGCACTGGGCGTGAAAGCCTCGCCGCCAACCTCGTACACCTGCTCTGGGCTAGTAAGCACTAACAACTTCTCACGGTACGCAAAGAGCGAATAGACCGTGGGCAGTTGGTCGCCTGAAAGTTCGATGCTGATGCGGTCGCTGTCAACAGTCTGGTCTTCTGCCACGCGGTAGAAGTTGAACAGGTTGCTGGTTTCGCTCGCCACCACCCATCGGCCCATGCCAAACACGAGGCGGTTCTTGTAGAGGGCAGCGTCACCAATGAACTCCCCATCCTTGAAGGGCTGGGGCACGTCGTTGGTTTCTTCGTCACCAGCTAGACGGTCATCCCAGTCGATCTGGTCGATGGTGAACGTCAGCGGGCTGGTGTTGGTCCGCACCATCGCCACGGGCATCTTGGCAGGATCGAGCGTGTAGCGAGGCTCTGCGGGGCCAGGGACGCGACGCCAGCGGTCAACCACGTCCACACGAACCGCACCACTACCACCGCCGCCAGCCGTGATGGTGTAATCACTGCTGCTGGCAGAGAACGGACGGGTGTTCACTGTCAAGTCGCCAGAACTGCCAGCCACGCCCGCCGCTGTCGGGGGCAAGGGCGGGTAGATGATGGCATCGTTGCCCTTCCACGGGCCTGTAATCTGGAACGCACCGTTGGTGTAGAGACTGGGCACCCATGCGACAAGGACAGCGTTCTCGCCCAGCGAACGGAACTCCTGCTGGATGCGAGCGGCAATGTCGCTCATGCTGTCGTAGCCGCCGATCAACGCGGCAAAGCTCACGCTGATTTCGTATTCCTTGCCAGCACCGTTGATAACCACATCGCCCGTGGCCGCAAGCGCGCAAGAAGTGCCGGGGCGATAGGTGGGGCCAGTGGTTGCATCGACCACGGTGATTTGGTCGTTGCTGTCACGGCTCACGAGCGTCACAAAGCCTGTAGACGCGCCGCCGCCAAAGGTGACACCCGTTCCGCCCGTGATGCGGATGTGTTCGCCAGCCTCAAACGTGATACCTGTGAATCCACCCACCTTCGTCAGCGTCCACGTATCGCCGCTCACGTTGGCAGCGGTCACACCCGTGAGGCTCAGGGGCAAGCGACGGAACGCGATACGGAAGCTCTTGGGGTCACTGCCGCTGCTGTCCCAGTCGCCGTTGAGCTTCCACCAATCGGTGTAGGCGTACAACTGGGCCGAGTACGTCGGGTACGTGCGACCATCATCGCTGACGTACTGGTAGTAGCCCTTCACGAAGTCCACGCCGTCAGCCTTCGCGCGGTGGTACGTGTTCACCACAGGGGTCTGGGCGGTCATCGCGTCAGCGTCATCCCACGTCGCCGTCAGTGTGTAGTTGGTGAAGTTGAGCGTGCCGGTCGCCACCTTGGTGTTGATAACGAGCGTGGTGTCGTTGATAGTGACGAGCTTGATGTCCTCTGCGCCAGCACCGCCAGCGTTGAGGTAGGTCTGCACACCCGTGCCAAGCGTCACCGTGCCAGCCGTGCCGCTGCCACGCTTGAAGACGCGGATAGCGTTGTTCGCACCGTTCTTGCCAATGAGGGCGATGTACCGCTCGTTGTCGTCGCGGTCGATGGCGTGCAGGCGGTAAGGGTCGCCAGCCGTCAGGGACAACACGCGGTCAAGCTCGCTTCCCACCCGCTTGGTCGCGCCGTCGAACGTAGAGAAGTCCACGTTGGCAGCGTCAGACACTTGGTTGGGGAAGCGAGCCATGCCAGGCTGCTGCGTGATGCCAGCATACAGGATGCTGCTGGGAATCGGTACAGCCTTGTTGTCGTCAGACAGGCCCGTGCGTTGGAATTGGCTCATTGCTGGGGTTGCTGCGGGATCATGGGTTCACGACGCGCGCGGGCTGCCGTGCGAGGCGTGACAGGCATGTTCATCATCTCTGCGCGGATGCGGTCGTTGTCACGCTGGCGGGCAATGTCAGGGGCCATGATGCGGACGAAGCGGTCAACCGCAAACGCCAACACAAGGGCTTGCTCACTGCCGCTCAGTTCTTCAAACGGAGCCTCACGCCACACGTCCACGACATACGTGCCAGCGGCGAAGGTATCGCTGCCAGCCTCGTTGTCGTACAGGTGCATGTTGCCGCCAATGGGACGCACGCTGAGTTGACGGTTCTCGATGCCAGCCTTGCCAGCCACCTTGACCACACGTCCGCCAAGGTGAATCGTGCCGCCGCCAGTGTTGAACGACTGGTTGCGGTCGCAGCGCGTATCAAGTCCCTCATTACACACCTGACGGGTGAACAGGTCTAGGTAATACTCAGCCTGCCCTTCCGGTGACGAGCCATACGTCTTGCTGGGCCATGAGCCGCTGCTGTCGAGTGCCGACACACGCGGAATCAGAATTTCCGCGAGCAGCAAGTTCACGCCGTCAATGCGGGAGTGGTTTGATGACATGGGGTGTCCTTACTGCGCGATCTGGAACGTGATGGACGGCGTGACAGCCACGGTCGAGGCACTGACAGCCTCAAGCACAACCGACGCGCCGGGCGCGATGATGATGCCGGGTTCATTCAGGCCAGCCGACAGGTTCAGCTGACCCTCGGGGTAGTTGGTGGGGTACTGCTTCTCAATCAGCACGTCAGCCGCGACGGGGTTCGTGCCCCACGCGCCCGTGACGGCGGTGATAGTGAAGTCGGCAGTCTCGGGTGCGTTGGGGTTGATCTTGCGGGGTGTGACCGTGATGGACGTACCACCGCTGCCAGCAGTGCCGGTCAGACGTGCGATGCGCCACTTGATCTCAGCGGTTGACGCTGCCGAGTGCGTGATGTCCACGTTGCGCAGGCAGAGTTCACGGTTGCTACCAGCCGTGATGACCGCCATTGCCTTGACACCGCTGTTGACTGCGGACGTGTTGACAGCAGCGGTCGTTATAACCGCTGACCAATCGCTTGCCATGTGATGCTCCTGTTATCGTTCTTCGATGGTGATGGGAGGACCAGGATCGAACGTGCCGCCCGCTGCAATGGGGCCGGACGAAGTGGGCGGTGTGCCGTCGATGCTGGACGACACCCAACGCCACCGATTGCTTGGCGTGGGGAAACGTTGTGCGAGATTTCGACGTGCGACAGCGCGCTTGCGGTAAATACGCGCAGGCGGGTCGGGTTGCGGGTCAGGCTGAGGAATGGGTGGGTCTTCGTCACCGGGCAAGTCGCCACCCGGATTGATCTCCTCGCCCGGATTGACAATCTCCTCGTCAGGCGGAGTGGTGTCTTCAGGCGGGCAACACCCTTGTGCAGACACGCTCCGCGCGCCTTCGAGCAATTGCGCGGGGATGTTGTGCTTGCAGGTCACTCGCCAAGCTCCCGAATGGTGTAGTTGTAATTGCGACGCTCACCCAGCACTTGCAGGGCCGTGCTGCTGCCAAGCATGTTGGACTTCTTGATGTCAGACTCAACCTGTTGGGCGCGTGCCCGCCACTGCCGATGCTTCTGCACGACACGCGGCCAACGCTGTGCGTCACGCCGCTGGTCAAGCATCATCATGGCAGCCTCGCCAATGCACCACCACTTGAGATGGATGGGCAGGCATTCGACTGTGAACCGCGTGGTGTAGATGACTTCCACCTCGCCGTCAAACTCGTAGGTGTTCTTGTCCTTGTCGTACAGACGGTTGCCAAGTTGCACAAGGTTGCGATGGGCGTCTTTGCCGTAGGGGAGAATCTGCGTGACGAGCGGTTCATTGGACGCGCTTAGTGGCACGAACACGAAGTTGCTGGCGTTAGGTGTGAGCTTCACCTTCCAGTACGTGTTCATCCCGATGTACGTGCTGAATAGGTCGAATGCGTGCGTCTCGATGTTGCGATGGGCGATTGCCTGACGCGACACACCGTTGGCACCTGCCGGGTCGAGTGCTGACACCGTGGAGTTGTCCACGAGATTCATCACTCGCTGCACCATTTCCAGCATTTCCATTAGGTGTTCACCTCAACGTAGGTTTCCACGTCGGTAGCCGGTGATGCGCCAGCCCGCCACACGTCCACGTACAGGTCGTAGTTGCCAATGTCTTCGATGCGAAGCACGGCGGGCGTGTTGTCAGCGGGCGAGTGGACCAGCGGCGAAGCTGCACCCAGCGTCGTCAGCAGGTTCGTCAGAAAAGCACTTGCCGTGAACGTGATGGTGTCGGCAAAGAAGTCAGTTGAGTTCGCGGGCGACACGATGTTGCCAGCCGTGAACGTGCCAGTGCCCAGACTGATGACGGGGCCGTTGGCAATCTCATTCGAGGCGGGCGACATAATGGCTTGGCGTGCCCACAAGCCGAAGTTGCCAGTCGCATTGTCGGCATTGGCGGCGAACATGATCTGCACGCCACGGCAGCGGAACATCTTGGGCTTCACGCCGCCAATCTGGATGAGCGTTGCGTTTGCAGGTGTCGAGGTCACGACGGGGCCGGTGATGCTTGCGGCAGAACCAGTGAACGTGCCCGTCTGCGGGTAGCGGACGAGGCCCGATGAGTACAGGTCAGATGACATGGAAGCTCCTTAGCGGAATCGACCGCGAACGCGGAAGGTCTGGTTGGGGTTCATGATTTCGTTCCACATGGTCGCGGCCATGTAGTCCGCGCCACTGCCGACCGTGAACGAGTAGTTGGTCGTTGTCGGGCCGGTCAGGTGGATGTTGTCGGGTGTCCAGATGGCGGGCGAGTTCAGTGCGAGTTGATACAAGTCAATGAAGATGCTGCCAATCTCCTGCGCGATGCGATACAAGGCACGGCCACGAGTCTCGTGGTGAGTCGCGGTGTAGCCCGTGCGGAAGTCGTTGACGAGGATGTACGTCGGGCGGGGAAGTGCAGCAGCGTCATACGCAGCGTTCATTGCGTCGATGATCGCGCGGATGTTGTTGTAGTAGTTGGTCTGGTCGCCAGCGTTGAGTTGCGTCTGTTCGGCAGGGTCCGTACCAATCAGCGGGTTCGTTGAGTTTTGGCCTGCACCGCACAGCATCTGGTAATTGGGCGCAAACATCGCGTTTGCCAAGAACCACGCTGCATTGGCCGTCGTGCTGTAGGCATTAGCTCCATCGCCACCCCACTGGCGAACAGTATCGAGTGTGCAATAGCCGCCCACGCCCCACGGCGCGAGACAGAAGCCTGTCGTGCGATTACCAGCCGTGCCTCGGTAGTACGACACGGGACCAACCAGCATCCGCGTGCCAGTCTCAACAACTGCCGTGCCGCCTTCAATAAGGCCGCAACCGGGGTCGTCGGTTCCCGCACCACAGTCCATGTCAGTGAACTGCCAGCCGTCCGCGCCCGCCATAGACACGGATGACGGCGTAGCGACGTTGTTGTACGTCGGGCTTGCGTCAGTTCCAGTCTTGCGATACGACCGGAATCGAACCGTGGTCACACCTCCAGCGTGGCGATACCACGGGATGCGGGCGATGGTCTGCTGTGATGCCCACGGGTTGCCACGCACCGCGCTGCCCCAGCCCGTCAGGAACTGCTGCATGTACGGAGACGCGCTCAATGTCGGAGCATCGCCGCTGAACGGATAGTCCAGAATCTGCGTCGGTGCAATGTCAGCAATCGCCGCACTGTTGGCTTGGTCAGGCCGGAGAATCGCGCGGGCGGCAGCGAAGTTGGTGTTGGAGAAACCACCCGATGCCCAGAACGCAGAGCCGAGGCTTGCCGCGCGGCACAGGATGCCCGACCACGGCACATCCCATGTGCGGATGATGCCATGCCACACGGGGCAGTTGGACGCATCCAGTGCTGTGCGTGAGTCGATGCCAATGCCCAACCGCACGTCGCACGCGGTCGATGCCAGCGCAGCACGAAGCCCCGCCGTGTTGTACGACGTTGGCACTTGAAGTCGGTATGACATTTATTGCTTGTCCTCTACGCGCTCAACGCGCCGATCTACAGCCTTGATCTGTTCTTTGATGGCGGCAATGTCGGCGGTCATGCGGAACTGCATTCCCATAAGTGCCAAGATGCCTGCCGTGAGTAGTGACGTGATGACACCGAACGCCGCTTTTTCAGCGAGGCCAAACGTCACGACCTGTTCACCGTTGTCACCACGCTTCAACGTCATCACTGCACCCCCACGGGCGTAGCCGCTTCGTCCACCGCCTGCTTGAGCCACTGGCCCGTGCGGGTCTTGATGGTCTTTTCTTCCGCCGACAGTTTGATGTCAGCCGCCACGTACTCAGCGTGTTCGGCCACAACCTTGTCCACGGCGGGCTTGATGTTGCTTGCACTGACAGTGCCGCTGACACACCCGCCCAGAGGCAGGCACATGAGCAGACAGATGATGGCTGGTTTGTTCACTTGGTCACCGCCTGTTCCACAACCTTCTTGTCGCTGTACTTGCTCCACAGCACGGAGCCAACGCCGACGACAACAGCCGCCGCGACACCGACAAACGTGTTCGCTTCTTCCTGCGCGATGGTGATGCCGAAGTAGCCGACGCACACGGCAAGGGCGTAGCGGACGGCGGATTCAACCAGAGGTTTCAGAGTTGCGTTCATGTGTTCCTTTCAGGCAAGGGCCACAGCCTCATGCCAATCGACGTTGACGACGAGTTGCCACGTACCAGCCGCGTCCATTGCTGCGGGGTTGCGGATGGCGAGAAGTTGACCGGGCTGGAGAACGACAGGGGCACACTCAGAGGCGTGGAACTCCCACAGTGACTCCGCGTAGTTGCCCGCATTGCCCACATGCACGAGGCTCATGGTGCGGATGGGGTCAGCCTCAAACGTGATGCCGGTGACAGTCAACGCGCCCGTGGTGGCAACACGCATGTCGCCGCCCTGTGCGGTGTTGAACTCGGACAGTGGAGACGTGGTTGACTTGCTGACAGCGGCAGTAATGGCCGTACCACCACCAGCAGCCGCACCGGAGCCACGGAACAGTGCCAGACGACGGCCAGCCGTGATCGGCGTGGTGTACGCCACAATGGTCGTGTATTGCAGGCGGATGCGTTCAATGAAAGCGAGGCGAGCCGATGACGGATCGAGTCGCATGGCGAACACCGATGAGTTAGCGACAAGTGCTGCACCCACCGTGCCCGTGACCGCGCTGACGGCGTAGGTATCGCCGCGAGGAACAAGCGTGGTGCGGAACGAACCAACCTCCACCTTGGCCTGCGTGGAAGTCGCGCCGTTTTCGATGATTGCCATGTGTTATACCACCATCCAGTTGAATCGGAAGAAGCCGACAACAGCACCACTCGAACGCCAGAAGCACCGCACAGTGCGTGAGTTGTCCAAGCCCGTACTCACGATGACAGAATCCATCTCGGCCTCATCTGCAAGCGTGCCCTTGCCCCGATACGGACCAGCGGCTTGCTGCACGATGATGCGACCCGGCGCAGGCGCACCAAAGGTGAACGTGCCGGACGTTCGCGGTGTCGCCCCAAGGTCAATGTCGATGAAGCCGGATGCTGCTCTGCTCATACCAATGCCGCCACAAGCATGTTCACGCCAGCCTTGACGGCAGCGTTGACGGCGCGTTCCTTGCTCTTGGCGAGCCGGATGCGGTTGAGTTCGAGCAGCAACAGCGATTGTGCGTGCAGGTGTTCACGAGCAGCCTTGCGTTTTTCAGCGTCAACAATGGCAGCCACCTTCGCGGCATCAGCCACAACCGTGGATGCCCACTGCTGAATGTCCACTCGCACATGGCCGACGTTCTCGTTGATGATGCCAACGAGTTCGGCCTTGAACGCTTCGATGTTCTTGTTCATGTGTTTTGCGATGCTTTCTTCAAACGAGAGTCGAGCAGCTCATCAATACCGCGACGGTTTGCATCATCTGGCACAACCATGACCGTGAAACCTTCGCCGCGATACTCAACGACCATGCTGTTTTTCACGCCACTAATGGAGCGGCCAAACTCAGACAAGCGGCGAGCCACATTGGAAGACGAAAGTTTGTCCATAAAACCACAACACCGCACTTTCATGCGGCGTGTGGGAGAAAGGGGGGGAAGGCTGATTAGCGGCCCAGCAAGTCCCACGTCAGGTAGAGCTTGCCGTTCAGCGTCACCGTGTCGTTGGCAGTGCTGCCAGCGTCGGCGATACCAAAGTTGAGGAACAGGTTGACCGCGCTGGTGCGTGCATCAAGCACAGCGGCAGTCGTGGTAACGCCAGTCAACGCCCCACCGCCAGCACCACCACCACCAACACCGCCGACGAAAGCCGTGGCGTTAGTGCTGCCAAGCACGCTGGCTTGGGTGCTGTCAAGGGTGTCGTTGGTCGCTTCGGCTGCCGTACCGATGCTGTATTTGAGCGTGGCAGTATCACCGATACCACCAGCACCGGGCACAGCGGTCATGTTGACGACGACGGCGCGAGCAACCGCATAGGCCGTGGGCAGACTGTAAATCTGCAAAGAGCCATACGAACCGCTCGTGGTCGCGTCAGTCATGCTGACGACGTGGTTGGTGAACGTGATGACGGTCTGGCGGTTGTGGTCCGAACCGGCTTCTTCGACGAGAATCGAAGCGGCGTTGGTGCCGGGCGTGCCGACAAACTGCAAGTCGGGGTGACGTTCCAGTGTGAAAATCGGGGTACTCATGTGGTTGTCTCCTTGTATTACGGGGTGATGTCAACCACACCAGCGACTTCGGGGTGCATCACGTCGATGCCGTAGTGCATTTCTGCCTTGAGCATCATGGTGTTGGTCTTCTCGTCCATTGGGGTCGTGATGCCGCTGATACCAGCAGCCACCGCAACGCCGATGGGGTTCTTGTCACTGACAGCCGCGCCACGGACGGCGATGAATGCAGGCTGGCCGGTCGAAGCCGACGCAGAGCAGTCGAGGCTGTAACGGCTCACCGGGTCCACGTAGTTGGAACGCGGCATGTCGTTGACCTGGATGATCTTGAAGCCAGCGATCTGGCCGACAATGCGTTCGTTGATGCTGTTCTGCGGGTTCCGCTGAACGTCACCATCGAAAATCTTGTCGTCCTGCAAGGCCACGCGGAGTTCGCGCGGACCCATCAGGACGTACGCGCCTTCGCGGGGAATGTCGTCCTCATCGAACAACTGCGCCAGATTCTCAAGGTCAGCGCGGATGTTCTGGGCACCAGTCGCGTTGATGGGGTAGCGAGCGGTGAGGCCACCGCTGACGCTGACACGCTGACCGCCGTTGTGGAAGGTCACGCTGCGACCGTCAACCGTGCGGGTGGATGCAGACGAGCGAGCGGCGGCAACCCAGCGGTGCAAAGCGCGCAGGTGGTACTGACGCTGAATCTTGAACGCAAGCTGCTCAGCCTTGCCGCTGATGTAGTCGAAATCGGCAAGGCGCATGTGTTCCTTGCCCATCTCATACGCGACAGCATCGGGACGGTCGTTGACCGTGATGGTGCCGTCAGCGAAGCCGAACGGAATGCCATTGATGGTGCTGCCAGCGCGGAATGCCTGGACCAGCGATTCATCTTCAAGGTTCTGCCGCATGAAGCGGAAGTCCTTGCCGCCGTTCGTGCTCTTGATCTTCGCGATGCCCATCACATCGCTGAACAGGTAGTTGTTCTTCTGGAAGCCCAGAACAACAGACGAGTCGAACTGCTGACGAAGCAGCAGATCGAACTCCCCAGTTACGCCGGTAAAGGCTTGTGGGTTTGTGGTGGTCATGTTGACTCCAATCCGTGATGTGCTTCACATCGCGCACTGGGTGTCCACTGCGAACGGGCTGCGAGTGCAGGTATCCGTCCAGCGTCGTGGGCCAATCTGAATGTGGTTATGCGGGACAAGCAACACGCCTGTCTACCGCCAGCACTGAAAAAACAAACAGCCCCTTTCGGGGCCGGTTGTCACTTGTTCTTCTTGCTCTTGTCGTCAGGCTCAGCCGTAGCGAGCTTGGCTTTCAGAGCGTCAATCTCGGCACGCAGGGCCGCGTTCTCGTCGCTCGTCTTGTTGACGGCTTCGAGAATTGCCTGGCCTTGCGTCTTGGGCCGACCGACCTGCTGGAACTTGGCAAACGCCTTGTTCATCGCGGTCTTCTCGGCTTCAACGCCAACGTCATCTGCTTCTTCGCGGATAATCACGGCATCGCCCGCGAGCCTGTCAACAATCTCGCAGAACGACTTGTTGAGGCCCATGCCGACGCGAAACGCGAGGTTGTTCTTGTCCAGTTCGATTGCGATGTTTTCGGGAATCTTGAAAGCCATAGGTCATCCTGTGAGCCGCGAGAGGCTGGCGATAGCGTCGCGGTATTCCTTGCTGCCAACCATGCGAAGTGCCTCTGCATCGCCGTTCTTCGCTCGCTGCTTGATTGCCTCAGCATCCTTGATGCTGGTGATGTTTACAGCCGTCACGCTCGTGGTAGGCTGCCCAGCAGTCTTGAGCGTCTTGCCCGTGTCCGCGCCAGACCGCATCGACAGTGTGGCCTTCAACGCCTGCAATCCCACCTTCGCCGTCGCGGGGTTGGTGATGAGGTTGTTGAGTGCCTTGCGTTCGTCGTCATTCAGCAGCGTCGATGCGTCGTTAGCGGCCTTCACGTAGGCATCGCGGCTGCCAAAGACTTCGCCAGCGGCTTCGTTGACCACACTGGCAATCTGCCGCTGTTGGCCTTCGATGGCGGTGGACAAGCCAATCGCCAACGCGCTGGCGGCAATCTTGGGGATGCCCGCCTTCTCCAATGCCTCGATGCTGGCAGGCGACAACTTCTTGTCACGCTGCCACTCACCAATCACGCTGTCAGGCGACAGGCCCGCCTTCTTCAACACGTCCTGATAGTTGTCGAGCGTGATTTCTTCAGGCAACTCCACCTTGGGAGCAGCGGGAATCACGGGCACAGGCTCGGCGGTGGTCTTCGCGCCCAGCTTCTTCTGGAGTTCGACGTAGCCCTTCTCAAGCTCAGCCGCCGACTTGAACTTACCAGCGAGCAGAGTCTCAGCCTTGGGTTCTGCGGCAGGCTGATTGGCTGGCTGTCCGGTCTGTTGTGGTTGTACGTTCGTTGACTGCTGATCGACTTGTGTGTTCGGTTCTGCCATATGTCACTGCGGGGTGTTCGTCACAGCGGAGTTGGTCAACAACTCACCAGCACCAGCCGCGAGTTGCTTAGCCATTTCCGCTTGTGCTTCTTGCTGCGCGCGGGCTTGCTGCACCTGTGCAACTTGCTCAGGGGTCCGCACGATGGGATCGGTGATGTTGAGGTGGCGAGAGATGACTTGCAGCAGGACAGGGAGGTTGATCTCGTCAGGCAGTGGGTTCGCCGCGAGGTCGCGCGCGATGGTCGCGTACTGCACAAGCTGCTGCACCTTCTGCTGGCGAGCGACGGCAGCCGCGCCCGTAAGCAGGTTGATGCGAATCTTCTGCTTGCTCTCTGACGGCATGACCTTGTTGACGTAGTTCTTCTTCTCGGCAATCACCATCAGGCGTTGCATGATGGGGATTTGCAGCATGTCAGCCACGGGCGTGTAGACAAGGCCACGCGCACCTTCGTTTTGGGCGAGCGTGACGTTCTGCACTTCGGCGGCGGTTGTGCGTTCGCTATCACGCACCTGGCCGGGCAGGTAGAGGAAGCGACGTGCAAGCGATTCGCCAAGCTGCTGCCAGACGCGGTTCATCACCTCGGCAGACGCGAGGCTCACAGGCCCCCACGCCGCTGCATCTTGCAGCACGCCTTGACTCACACGCGCGCCACGCACGATGCTGCCAGCGGGCTTCATCAGGTCGTCGTCACGGATGAGACTGTCATCGGCAACGAACACTTTGACGTTTACCGCCAAGCCAGCATGTTCGAGTTGGCACTTGCTCAGGCCGTTGTAGGAATTGAGGTCAGCAATGGTTTCTTCAACCGGGCCGCGACCGTAACTCTCGCCGGGAATTAGGGCGTAGGGCACAAAGAAGTACGAACAAACGTCTTCTTCCTTTTCGGCAACCTCAACGCCAAGCACTTCCTGCCTGATTGACCACTTCTTCGTTGACTGCACCCACTCCACCTTGGTGTAGATGTCCACCATGCGGCGGTCGTAGTCAACGTCCTGTGGGTTCTTGCCGTCGTTGGCCTTCTTCCACTCGTCGATAGCAGCCTGCGGTGCCTCGGCAATGTCGATGTTCTCACGCACGATGCCGCACAGCAAGTCGCCATACGAATCACGCATCGCCACGTAGTTGTCGCGGCGGAACACAGTGACACGCACATCGTCGTCAAGACGGAAAGCGGTATCACCCGTGATACCGAGTTGCCGGATAGCCGCCTGCATCTGCGAGCGGAAGCCTTGCGGACGGCGGTTGTCGCTCGGGCGCAAGGCCGCTTCATCCAGCATTGCGTGCAGAATGGATTGCAGGACGAACAGACCACGCTCGGTCACGTCGCGTTCTTCCTGCGTCATCTTCGCCATTTCGGCGCGTGATGCTTCCAAGGCGGCGAAGGGGATAACAGACGGGAACACGGACGACACCACAGTGCCAGTCCAGTTGTTCACGAGGTCACCACCAAGCGACTGCCATGTATCAGGCAGCGGCGTATCAGCGGTGTGGCCGTCAGGCGGGAGGACGTGCGGTAGCGTCAGGGCTGCGCAGCGGCGTGCCGTCGTGAGGGATTCCTGCCGCTTGCCGTCAAGCCGCATGAACATCTGCTTGATTGTCATTGGATTGGGGGAGGCACGTACAGACCGCTTCCGGTGGTCCTGGGGCCACCAGATTGGTTGGGCACGATCAGCGAAGATTGGTCGCGAAGTGTTGCAATGCGGCGAAGTTCTCGCTCACGTCGCGCGCTTTCCACGGGGTCAAGTTTGGTCGGATCGGTAGATTTGGGGGGCGTGGGAGTTGCGTCTGCGCCGTTGTTTTGAGCCTGTATAACGACACCAGCCGTTGTGCCTGCCGCTGCGATTGCAAGCGGAATCCACTCAAGTCCGGTTCCCATTTTTACTCACCAATTTTTTTCTTGAGATGCGTGACAAGTTCACACTTCGCGTGCATCTCCGCGTAGGCGATACGGCCAGCCTCGGACAGCAACTCAGACGGTTCGTGCTTGCGTTCCTTCGCAAGCGTCTTCAACTCCGCCAGCAGCTTGTCACGGGTTTCCTTCGCCGTGTTCTTCCATGTGTCGAACTTCGACGGGTCGAACTCTTGCATGTGTCAGACACCATTTCATCAGCGACCACGGCGTAATGCACGTTGGCACTTCCACGCCGCCCGAACGGATGACTCGCACGGTTGCATCCACGCACATCCAGCCTGCACGCCCCGCACCAAGGTCCACCTCACTGGGCGTTTCAATCTCGGCGACGTATCGAAGTCCATGCCTGATTGCTAAGTACCCATCCTGCGGAATCAGCACGCTGTCGTAAAGCGGCACAACCTCAAGGACGCGCCGCCCGTCGCCAACGGCGACATGATTCATCGAACCCGTGAAATGCCAACCCGCCCAGAGAACCAGTTGGTTCACGGGCGGGGGCTTGGGCCGAAAACTGAAAAATGCGAATACGCTGGGCAAGTTGTTTCAATGCTAGTCTTTACTAACTTACGAGAATGCGAACTGTGAGCTGCGAACTTCGTTCAAGTCCCAGTCGCCATGATCGGGCGCGAGCGGAATTGCGTCGCCGAATCTCGCCACCCACTGTTCACGAACTTGCAGCAGCGGGTGTTCCTCGTGAAACTTGACAAACGTGTCAAGAACCACGTCGCCAACTTCCGCCGCGTCCGCTGGCTGCGACCAGAAGGAATCGAACACGCCAGCGAATGAGAGGCCCTGTGACGCGGCTTGCGTTGCAGCCATCAGGAAGTGGCACGCATCGAACGAGTGAATCAGGTTGGGCGCACACGCCGACACCTGCTTCGGCTTAGGCGTTATCTTCGTGCGGTCATCAACGCGGAACTCGCCAATCACCGTGGCACAAAGGCTCGTGCTTTTGTTGTACGGCTGCAAGACCGGGAACCCGATGGGTGTGGTCCACGTCATCGGCTGGCCCGTCTTCGTGATGATGTCGGCACACGATGCAATCCACGCCATGATCTGACGGGCGGGTTGAAGGTACGGAATGTCCGCCTTGGCAACGATGGACGCGACCAGCCCACGCACCTTCTTTGCAAGGTCTTTCGGGCACCCTTGTTTCTGCAAGTTGTCGTAGACCTGCTTGCGTGCCCCGTACTGCGTGACCCCGTACATCTCGGTCATCACAGGCTGCTTCACCACATCCTTGACGATCCACGGCATGACAGCCTGCACGTCGGGGTTGTCGGCGTACTGCGTCGTGAGCGTGCGGATGGTGTAGTCCAACACATCTTTGTAGACCTTGTGCTTACGGTCGCTCGGACGCAGATTCGCCGCGCCAGCCGCGTCCGCATCACGCGCCATTGCCGCGTAATGCTGCAAGCCGTTCATCGTGCCGTCGCGCTGGCAGGGGATGTAACGCCCCACCTCGTCGTCCATAAGCCCGTAGCAGGCAGCCAGGAACTGAAACGGCTCTGCCGCCCGCTTCCAGAACTCATCGCTGTGCGGGTCGCTACAGGCTCGTGTGATGTTGCTGGCGTTGTCCTCCGTCCACTTCGCACGCTCGGCAATCGGCACGTCATCCACGCCGTACATATTGGCCGCGTGGACCATGAGCCAATACCGCCCGTCGTTGGTCATCGGCTTGTCGCTCGCCATGAGCATCAGCGAACGTCGTGCGTCGTCCCCGTGGTGGTTGAGCATGGGCGGCACAGGGAAACACCGACCACGGAAGTCCAGCATGTGAGGCAGGTAGAACCGCCGCCCCAGCATCTTCTCACACATGGCGTGCGTGCTTGCCACCTGCTGAATAACGCCAAGGTGACCGATGCGGTGAACTTCCCACTCGATGCACGAACGCTTCCACGCGCGGTGAATCTTCTTGTTCGTCTCGGCAGCGTCGGGACGCATGGGCCGCGTCTTGGGGTACAGGCTGGGCAGCGACCCGATTTCTTCGCCCGTCCGCAAGAGTTCCTGCTGAATGCGGAGGATGCGTTCGTTGACCATCCACGGCTGTGACGCACAAGCGTCGATGCCGCGAAACACCTTCGTCATGTCCGCTTCACGGATCATCCGCTTCTGGATGGGGTGAGGCTTGGCAACCAGCGGTGTGCGAATCTTGATGTATCCACCCTGCACAATCGACGACCCTTCCTCCATCGCATCCACCCACGCAAACGGTGTCATCACCATCGGCTCGTAGATTGGGCGAAGGACGGCGCGGGCGGCATGAGCTTCGTCGATAATACGGCTTGCTTCCGGCGTAAGTTCCATCACGCGGCGTGCGCGACCTGTGAAGCTGCTGATGCGGGTGCGACTTTCGACGAACGCCTGATAGGGCGTGTCCTCGTCCATCACCACGAGCATCGGCATCGCCACGTTGATAGCTGCCGCCCCGACATTCATAAACGCGCGCGGGACCAGGTTCATGTCGGGCGAGAGTTCGAGCTTGCGGACGCATTGCAGCACGCGCTTGGGGTACGCGAGCTTGCGGTTTGTCATCAAGATGCGAAGGTGCTGGAAGTCCTCGTCGGCTGTCCAGTCCCATTCCTCGCCCATCTGCTCCTTCTTGCGGCGAAGGGCAAGTTCGTCGTCACGCCACGATTCGCCAAACTGCGACTGCAAGACTTGCGCCGTGATGTTCTTGCCCAGCGTGTCGGCCAGACGATCCATACGAATCGCGGGCCGTCCAGACTTGGCAACCACCTCACCGCGCAGCAGCAGCGAGAACACCGTGCGGAGGAAGATGGTCGCACACTCGTTTGCGTCGGCGTTGTAGTACACGGGCACGCAGTACGTCGCGCCCTTGAACATCTCGCCGGAGCGACACTGTGCGATGAAGGCTGCGAAGGCTTGCGTGACCGTGGGCATCCAGGCATCCGTGAAGATGCGTGCCACAGGCAGGTCGCACCCGTCACCACGCTTGGTTGCGTCACTGACGTTCTTCCAGTAGCGGTCTTTCCCGGCTTGAATAGCGTCCTGCTCCAGCCGGATTTGTTCGTCGTATTGCGTCCCTGCAAGGATGCTCATGTGGTCCCTTTCAGTTGGTCCACCAACTTCATCATCTCGCGTTCAACCTCGATGACTTCGTGCATCATCGCCTGGCCTGCGTTGAACCGACGCTTGATGTCGGTCCACTTGTTGACCGCCTGCACGATGGCGGTGAGTTGTTCCGGTGTTGCGTAGATGGTCACTTGCTGCGTGCCCTTTCAATGATGCCGCTCGTCTCAAACTGCGGCCCCCACTCGCCGGACTTGCGGGAGAGGAGCGTGCGGATGATGCTGTCCCAATCTTCGTTCGTCTTCGTGGGCTTCACGTCGTTGTCGCCGATCCGCACGTCGCCCAGCGGCACACGCTCGACACCGCCGCCTTGCGCCGTGGGCGGCATCCACGGGCGGGGTACGCCGCGCTGGATGTTGTTCTCGATGATGGTGGGGCTGCCCAGCATGTACGAGATGCCCCACTGTGCAGGCTCGCCTGCGCGGGGTGCGTCTAGCAGGTTGTTGCTCACGATGGCGGAAGTCCAGACTGTTCGCGTCGGGTCGGTCGCGTTGAACGCCATCGGGTGACCTGTGCCAATGCCGGTGTTGAAGTCGTAGCAGACGTTTGACATGACGGTGAAATCGCCGCCGCGTGCTTGGACGGACGCGCTGCCGGGGCTGACAATCCAGTTGTGCGTGACGATGCGCGTCGCGCCCGCCGTGTGCACGAGGTACATGCCGTGCGAGAACTGGTCGCGGTTGCCCGTGTTGAACAGGACGTTCTGCTCAACGAGCGTCATCGTGTCGGCGGATGCGTAGATGCCTTGGCTGTGGCTGGCGGGGTGGCGTTGGTCGCGGATGATGTTGCGGCGGATGCGGACAGGGCCGGTTCGCTTGTCCATGCCCTGAATCGAAACTCCGATGGCTCCGCCGACGAGTTCGCAGTCTTCGATGAGGATGTTTCCGGCGTCGCCTTGGATTGCAACCATTGCCCCGTGGTTCTCGCCGACAAGTCGTAAACCGCGAATCTCGATGTACCGCAACCCGCCGACAATTCGCACGCCCGCGCCGAGTCCGTTGGGAATACGAAGTGTTGGCCGCTCCCCGTTTGGTCCGGGCAGTCCACGGATGACGAGAGGTCGGCCAGCGATGCCGCCGTAAGCCAAGCCGTCCATGCCGGGCCAGTTGATTGCGAAGTCATAAGGCTCACTCTGCCAAGGAACCTCGATGATGGCGGGGGTGCCACGAACAGCAGGTCGCTCGTCCTGATGAGCCACTCCCACCCCAACTGCTTCAGCAGAAACGATGGCAAGGGATTGGAGAACAGCACCCACAGTCCGCATCCGTCCATCACTATCACCGATTCTAACGACTGGGCATCCCATGCAGATGACAGGGGTAAAGCCTCCGTTGGAACATGGCCCACCAGCAAGAACAGCCAGCCAGTCCGTGTAATCTCGGTCATCGGGGAACACTCCATCGCCGTTGAAGTCGATGCTGTCGCACGTCGGGCAATCGGCACCCGCGAGGACGTTGGCAAAGTCGGTTGTGTCTTGATCTGACGGGAACACCCCGTCGTTGTTGAAGTCGAGGTCGGCACACTGCGCGAGGGCGGGTGTGGCGAGAAGTAACGCTGTCCATGCGAGTTTCATGCGAGTCCTTTCGTTAGAGTTCACTGTCCCCCTCCATTCGCGGCGGCGATCACATCGCGAAGCCCAGCGTGCAGCCGCGCCCATGATTCGTCCTTGTCCATCGCCCTGTCCGCGTTGTCGATTGCGTCCTCTGCGGCCTGCCTGCACTTCTCCACCGTCGCGAGGGCTTCCGCCAGCCGTGTTTCCAAGTCGTTGATGTATGCGCTGTCGCTCACTTCTTGCTCCTTTTCTTCGCCTTCTTCGCGGGGGACCACGGGAACGTCACGTCGGGTTTCAGGTACTTCGATGGCACCTTTACATTGCACTCACCTTGGTCGCGAATCGCGTAGTGACACTTGATCCGAACCCAGTGAGATCCGTTGTCGTCGATGTGATACTCGCCCTTGACCCACACCGTCTGACCCTTCTCGTACTTGCTCATGCGTTCTCCTTGCGTGCATGCTCGATCCGATCCTCGCTCACGCCGCACGCCACCAGCTCACTGAGCGTCACCATCACGCACCTCCAAACACACGCGCCCACGCCAGATACCCAATCGTCACAATCGCCACGCCCGCGATCAGGCCCACCACGCTCCACACGATGCGGTCGAACAAGGGCATCCGGTCGTAGTCGGGCGGGTCGTACTTCCGCCAATCGCGTTTCAGCGACATCCGC